TCTGGTCAACCGCGCTAATCACGAACTGCTTTGCCGTCAACAAGTAGGCTGACAACATAGCATCATCTTCGCTGTGACTAATGCGCAGTGCTTTCTTTAGATCTTCTGTGGTAACACTCATATGCTCATCTCCTATATAAAAATGGGGCGTACCCAAAGGCACACCCCAGACTGTTTCATTAAGCTGCTGGCTTGGTTGCCGGTGTGATGTCGACAATTCGAGCAGCGTCAGGATCAACCACTTCATAGTCGTTGCGGATCACGACGGCCAAGCCTTGGCTATAACTGTCGAACCGTTCCCACTGGGTGTTGACTTCGTTCTTTTGGGCTAAGAAAATTGCTTGAGCAAAGTCCCCGATGATGATCCGATAGGTGCCCGCCTTATCAGTCGGCAATACTTTGTTAGCAATCACGATCACTGGTGCCCCAAACAGTTGCTTGCCTGATGGTGCAGTGATTGAAGGTTGTAACAAGTATCGGCCCTCGCTGTCTTTCAGTGTATCAAGGTAGTTGAAAGCATCCTGATTGACGATAACAGACAAGGACAGTGCTGGATCTAACTCAACATTGAAGGTTTGCTTGATGTCATCGAGACCAGTACCCGTGATGTGCTTGAAGTTATCGTTGGTGCCCGTCTTGCCAGTCAGAACACTGATAATGTTGCTATTGTCCGTGTTTTGTACCAGCTTCTTGAGTTGATTCTTAACCTCGGCAACAATATCAACTTCACTGTCTTCTACCAGTTCATTAGACAGATAAATCTTGCCAGCACGGGTAGCAATTTTGTAGTCAACGCCTTTAAACATATTGGCGTCAACATCGGCCACGTCTGCAAGTTCTTCCTTGGTGGCTAAGACACCATTGTTAGTGAGGGCAATCGGGTACGTGCCGACGGGGGTTCCAACTTGCTTCACAGTGACGTATTTAGCCAAGTCATAATCTGATTGCTTTAAGTCCCAAACGTCATTGATAACTTCTTTAGGAACGACTGCACCAGCGGTGGTCGTGGTCAAGCCGTCACGTTGTTCACCCATGCTGCGGATGTAGTCTTCGTAAGCGCGAGATTCGGTATGTTCTTCTTTATCAATAATAGTTTTTTCGGTCATGTGATTGACTCCCTTTCGTTTTTCGGTTGGTGGTAGTTGCTGTTCTGGATCTTCTACATGGTCTTTCAACCACTCAGTGTAGCTGCGTTTGTCCACTTGGACGTTGGTATCGTCATACGCTGGAATAGCCACCAGTGAGACGTCAAACAAGCTCTTTACTTGCTTGATGGTACGGATCACTTGCCCGCTGTCGTCTTTAGTGAATGTGTCACCGTCTGGAGCAGCATTGAAAGTAAAACTCATGGCTGATAAATTACCAGCTTGGACATTGTTATAAGCATCGTTGGCTGTGGTCGTATCGGGTAAGGTTGCTTCAAACTGCAATCCTTTATTATCCACGTTTAAGGTCAAGGTTCCGGCCTTGGTGCTGGCTAAGACTTGACTAAAATCATGGTTTGAAACCATATAGACGTCTGATAAGTCCACATCATCGAAGGCGTGCGGATCAACGACTTCTTTAAAGCCACCGAGATCTTTACTTGGGCTATTGAAAACTACCGCATAACCACTTAACTTCTTTGGACTGCTAGTGGTGTCGTCCTGTTTCTTTGTGTCTGGATCGTCTTGGCCTTGGCTGTCGTCTGCTTTGGCAGCCAGATCAGCGTCAGGATTCAGGCGTTTTTCTACGTCATCTTGATTCATTTTCTGGATCACTCCTTTGTCTTGTGTTTTGATAGTTTGTCAGGTTGCTTAGCGGCGTGTAGTTCAGACTGGCCATAATCTCATCTCCGCCGGTAATTGGTGGCAGGTTTAACTTGGCTCGTGCTTCATTAGTGGTCAGAACACCTCCTTGCAGCCCCTTAACTGCTAGTTCTTGCATCGTGGCTGGGTCCGCTGAAAACAGCTTGTCAGTGTTGAAGCTGAACCGGTTGTCACCTGTGGACAGTTTGGCATCCATCTCACTTGTGAAGCAGGTAAAATACTGAATCAGCGTGTTTTGCAAGTACATCACGTTAGACTGTACGGCATTGGAATGCTCGCTTTCGATACCCAGCCGATCCAGTGGCAACCCGAACGCTTTGGCAATCTGTTTCGTTGTCCAATCGCTAGAATTGACTAGATTCAGCACGTCAGTATTAACTTCGAGTTGCTTGTAATCCATATCATTGTCGAGAATGATGGTCTTGAGGGCATTATCACCACTGTTGGCAGCTTCAAATTTATTGCGGATGTTTTCTTTGGCCTTGGTGTCTAACTGGGTCTTGTTGACCTTAAGAATGCCTGTCCCTTGTACACCGGTTTTAAAGAAACCTTTCAGTAACGTATGCCCAGACTTTTGTACCCCAATCTCATCATGGAGGCTATAAAGCGGTGATAGTCCTTTGTAACCGTCTTGTGTGAAGCACTTGAAGTGTAAGACCTCGCTGGCATTTAAACGCTGTGAGCGGCCACTGTCGGGCGTGTATTCGTAGCTGATAATGCCAGTTGTATCGTCTTGTTTAACCACCATTTGGCTGTTGGGGACTAACTCGAAGCCAGTAACTTGTCCGCTAGGATTTTTGGTAACCCGTGCAAAGCTGTTACCATTCAGCAGCATGTTAGTAGCTAGGGCAAACTTGAACCCCCACGCGGTCATGTGGTCATTGGGTGCCTTGTTAAGAAGCACGCTGATACGCTTGTCACTGTACTCAATCGGGTTTGTTGCAAGATCACTGGCAATCACGCGCACGGCCGTAAACACGTCCGAATTACGTAAAGCACCAATCCCCACATATAAGCCGCTGTCGTTGCTGGTCATGCTGACAAGCGCATCTAAGAACGGGTCGCTGTTGTCATCGCGTGGTTGTGTCGCGCTATTCGTGAAAAAGCTCATTGTTTCACCTCCCTTTATTGAAGTTGATAATGACTGCGACGGAGATCAGGGCCGTGCCGACTGCTAACATACCAACACCAAACCCGAACAGCCACCAGATACCGACAACCATACAGTTCAGTCCCAGCAGCAATAGCACGGTCTGCACATTAAAAACTAAAGTCATCGCTCGAATAAAAGTCATTGTCTGCTACCTCACTTTCCTTACTTTGATCCATTGCAATTGTGTAAGCATTCATCAGTGCGGCTACGGGGTCAATCTTTGTAGCGTTGTGAGCCTTATCGATAATTGGATTGTTGTTAGCGTCATATTTCAGAATGGCGTTATTAACGGCATAGGCCAGCAACTGATTATCAGGGTGCATTAACTTGCCATTGAAGAGATCGTCACGGAAACGCGTTGTAGGGGTCGACAGTGTTCTAACACCTTGCCTCACCTCAAACAGTGGTAAATTACGTTTTTCAAATTCAGGTATCAGGTATCCCATGGCAAAGGGATCGTAACAGATGGCACGCACGTTCCACTGGTTCCGTTCGATCAGGTCGAGAATGAAGCGTAGCACCTCGTCATAGTCGATCATGCCGCTATCAAGTTTGGTAATGTTGCACTCACCTCGACTAGCACCACTAATGTAGTCGAATCCGTCACGTTTGATTTTTTCTTCCAGACCATACTTAGTCCCCACGAATGAGTGGCTGTCAGCATACAGGTAGCCATCTTCTGGAACCAACCACGAAATACTGGTCAGGTCGCTAGACTTAGAGAGATCCAGCCCGATATACACGTCCTTGTCTCTAGTGTCTGGTGGTTCGATAGTGGCTTTCTCCCAGTCGTCAAGACTGATGTAACTGTCTGCTCTGGCTGATTGCCACATGTTGAAGTTCTTGACGAGAATTGGTCGCAGGGTTCCTTGCTTGGCTGCTAGATCAACATCAGCTTGCAAGCTAGGCCGCATTGTCTTCGCTCTTTCAGCATTAGCTAGTAGTGGATTGGACTTCTCCCAAGTCTCTGGCGCAAAGGCTTCATCCTTGCTATCCTGCTCAAAAATGGCAATAAAATACCGATCAGCTTGTTCGCGACCGGTTAAGATTTTGGAGACAAATTTATATTCTTTATACATAGGGCCATTCAGGTCTGGCCCCGTAGTTGAGATGACGGCTAGTAAACTATTGTCACTGTTGATCTGGCCAGATTTGAGTGTTCGTAGAATCTCATCGGTACGAGCTAAGGCGAACTCATCAATAATAGCCAAGTCACTTTGATAACCATCTAGGCTGTGCAGATCAGACGCAAGCGGAACAGCTCGACTGTTGCTCGGCAAGTCGATGATTTCGTTACGGTTGATCTTCAAACGATCACGCACTGACTTAGACACCTTAGAGACCTGACGCAAACCACTAGACAGCATATCAAAGGCTAAGTGGGCTTGGGCGTTACTGTTGGCTGTGTAGACAATCTCTCGGTTCATGGCTGGCTTGCTTTCCATGAGGAGATACAGCGCGCCTAGATCAGCCATTAGGAAGCTCTTACCATTCTTGCGTGCCATGCTGATGTAAGCTCGATCATAACGACGATTTCCGGTTTCTTTGTCTCTCCACCCGAAAAGCTCTGAGATCAAATATTTTTGGAAAAGTTCTAGCTTGAGTGGTGACCCATCACGTGCCGGCATCAGTTCTATAAACTCAACGGCTTTGTTGGCAAAGTTCTCATCGAAGTAATATGGCCATGGATTCTTTTTGCGCTTGCTGGCTTTCAAGTCTCTGCGATAACGTCTTGCTGCTTGCTTAATCTTTTTACCGGCAACAATCTCACCGCTTAGCACCTTGTCGGTATATTCAGTCGCATAGTTCACGATGACACCAGCTCCGCGAACGGATCGTCAGGCTTCTTCTTAGTCTCACTCTTTAAGGCAAGTTTCGCCCGGCTATACACTGACAGTCCCAATACTTCGTCAATGCGCATCATTTGATTTGTGGCATCCAGCTTCATTTTAACTGCTGGGTTTGCTTTAAAGTTGTCTCCAGTTTCAACCATCATGCCTTGTTCTTGAATCAGCTCGGCAGCTTTCTGAATGTCAGAATAGGCTTGGCAATGACTGGCAATCAGGGCAGCATCTAGTTCACTCACTGGAATGTCTTTTTTGAGCAATGGTACAATACGGTGCCACTCGGTCACAGCATAGTCATCAAGCCATGTAGGGGGCTGTACTTGCAATTCTTTGTAAGTGAACAGTGCTTTTTCAGAGGCAACACGATCAGCTAACTGTTTTTTGGATAAATGTGCACTTAGGTTAGTCACTGATTTTAGGGGTGCTCCCATGTGTAACGTCCTTTCTGAATTTGTATTCGTTTATACCTATTATAATTATAACACATTGGTTATACATAGGTTCTGTGATTTTCGGTATTCATCGAAAAGAAAAGAGGCCGACCGTTCTTTCGCTCTAAAATTTGCGGGCGGGGGTCGATCTGTTGGGGGATCTCATCCGGCGTTGTGCTACCTCCCGGGCGGTCTTGGCGTTATGACAAGTCTGGCACAAGCTTTGTAAATTGCTCTCATCAAGCCTGTGTTGCCAACCATAAGCTGTTTTGATTGGCTCAATATGATCAACAAGCACAGCTTGACGAATAATCCCACGTTTCAAACAGCTAGCACAAGTTGGATTGCGCAACCTGAATGACTTTGAAAGCTTTGTCCATGTTGTTGACTTGTAGAAACGTAATTCCTTCTCTTCATATTGCATGCGTTCCTGATTCGTTGCTTGCGTGTTCTTGTCTTGCTTATGCTCCTCGCAAAAGCGCTGATTGAACGGGATCATGCGACGGCACCCGGGGTGCATGCAAATGTGCAAAGGCACACTCATTTGCATCACTTCGCTTTCATTAATGATATTTCTTTGCTAACTGATATGAGGTGCTAATTTGATCTGCTCTTTAATGCTTCGCCCCGAAATGTTGGCATGCCAGTTAAGCTCTCTATAGTCAGCGATCTCAAATCCTGCTGCTAAGAGTGCGCCTTTCATCATGCCGTTAGTGATGTAGAAGCCACCGGGTAAGTCAGTGAATAGGTGCTTGATACCGTATGAGGTATAGTCGCTGTTGATTGTCTTTCGCTTGGCCAGTCCCTTAGTCCAGAGATATAAAGCGTTCTGCATGTCCTCAGGCATCAGCATAAACGCGAATGGATGATCCTGTTCAAACTGGCTGAGATCAGATGACTTAGGTTCAATGTGCCAATTCTTGTACTCATAGTATTTGCGATACTTCTCAGGGATAGGAAATTCATGTTCAAACCTAGCCCATGTACTTTCTGGATATAGCATTGTCTTAACCTCCGCGGTTTTGAATTTGTTTGTTTTTTAAGTGTCCCACGTGTCCCGGGCTCTTAAACGTTGGTATGTAGGCGTTTGTCTGGGACAACAGACATGTCCCACACATGTCCCGAGCTGTCCCGAGTTGTCCCGCACATGTCCAAATTAGGACTTGGGACAGTAGTGGGACACGTTGGGACAGCACTGGGACAGGTGACTTGTCCCAACAAAACGTTGATATACCGGCATTTGTAGCACTGGGACAGGTGGGACAGTAGAAAAACAAACACTTTATTTCCTGACGTATCCTCTTGAACGCTGACCATTGATTCGAACTCGTTCACGATCCCACCCATCCATGTTATCCATGATGAGCTTGATACGTTTTGCTTCCGATCCAGTACGACCCATCAGGTAACGGTCAACTGATTTGTCGAACACCACTTCCATAATCTCTCTAGTGGTGGTTTGTTGCAGTGGTTGTAATTCTCCAGCATCCAAGTGCTGTTGTAACCAAGTGGCCACATCACCGTTATGATCGATATGAGTATGAAAGAAGCTGGCCTTTAGGCTCAATGACAGATTTTCCCAATTCGATGGCACTTTCATGTTGAGGAAGTCTTCGATGGCCTCTTTCATAGGGTCAACGGTCTCTGCTTCTTGTTGATATGGTTTAGCCAGTTGCATCAGCTTATCATCAGCAAAGACACTCTCACCTGCATCCACCCATGTTTTGACCTCTGCCAGTATCTGATGTATATCGTGGTTAATCTTAGGCACGCTTTCTTCATTGCGCCATACGGTCTTTGTGGGCTTTGTAACGCCGCATCTGATAGGGAAGAAACGGCGTTCACCAGTAGCGTCTTTCAAGTAGTCCTGTTGATTAGTGCTGCCAATGAACACACACTTGCGTAAATGTGGATAAACATAATGGCTATAACTCCCTCGGTATGAATCAGACTGGGCGCTAATGAAACTCTTAGCCGACTCAATCTCAGTTTTTTTCATTGCAGAAAGTTCACCGAGTTCCATGATCCAGTTACCTTGCAGCTTCTTATAATCTTCGTCCGTTTTGCCCATTGATTTTAATGAATCGCTGAACTTTTTCGGGAACAAGTTACGAGCAGCCGTGCTCTTACCAAGTCCTTGTTTACCTTCAAGAATTGGAACGAGTTCAAACTTGCAACCCGGCTGATAGACACGTTTTACAGCCCCAGCTAACCACTTACGAGTAACAGCACGGGTATATTCACTATCCTCGGCACCTAGATAGTCGATGAAGTAACGTTCTGCTCTAGGGGTACCGTCCCATTGCTCAGCTTCGATCCAGTCTTTAACCGGATTAATTGAATGTTCCTTGCCAACAACAACCATGGCATCTTGCTCATTCTGCTTGCTAAACAAGAGATTGTGCTTATGCTCCATATATGAGCGGACGACAGCATCATCTTCATCAGTCCAGAAACCTTTACGAATCGGCAATCCTTTAACGCCTTTTGTCTTAATAAGCATCTCTGAAAAGTCGTCCCAAGCGATGACATTGGCGAAGGCTGGATCATTATCAAGTAGCAGTTGAATATTAACCACCGAATCTTTTCTAATCCCACCATTGCCATCAAGTTTAAGGTCATTTCGCCATTGCTCTTGACCTGTAAAATCAACGTTGACTACTTTCTTTGCTTCTTGCTTAATATCTTCGGGCATCGCTTTAACCAACCGCACGCCTCCTCTCTTCGGCTTTCAATACTGACTTAAAAATCTTATTAACTTCGGCTTCTGCCAGCGGTGTATCTAAATAGGGTCTGTACTAGAATTTCGGACAGAAACATAAGAGAATTGATTTATCCGAAAGGAGTCCTCAAAATGACCTATTCACGCAATCGCTACGACCAAGA